CATCGTTCTTCGTGGCGTAGCCAGAGAAATCGCACTTAACTGCCATTTTGACTACTCTCCATCAGTTCGGAAATTGGTACATCCGCGGCTGGGGTTTCGTCAACCGGCTCTTCGCCGGGTGGCATCTCCTCACCCATCGGATTGATGTTGGAGTTCACCAACTGGTCTGCCGTCTCGTCATCAGACTGGGCCCAGCCGAACTTCGGTCGAAGCTCGTTGGCGGTACCGATCTCATTACGCTTGACGGAGTCGACCAGCTTGGACATCTCCTCGAGCGGGACGTTGAGGAACGGATCCTCGATCGCCATTACCCGCTGCTTCTGCGTTCGGGCAGTCTTTGTGAGGAAAGTCCGGGTGATGGCATCCGTGATCGCCTTCAGAACTGGACGAACCGTTCGGTTCTGGTAGTTCAGCATCTGTCGAGCATCAGCCTTGCCGGTGAATACATCCTCGGTCATTCCGAGCTGGTTGTACAGCTGCGTAGTGAGCCACTGGATCTGGCTCATGAGGTTGTTCTCGGACGGTCGGTTCAGCTGAGTGATTCGCTCTGCACCATCGGTGTAAGCGATACCATACTGCGAACCTGCGAGCTGTTCCTCAATCGCCTTTCGCCTGGCTTCTGCCTGCTGCTTCTTGAGCTCAGTCTTGACCACGTAGGGAAGCTGAATGATGATGTCCAGCTTACCGGATCCAGACTGTCGGTCAATCGCATCGAGCAGATGCAGCTTCTGTGTGAGTCGCTGCAGAGTAGAGCTCGGAGCGTTCATCACGCTATAAAGCGGATTGTTGACGATCGCTACGAACTCTTTCTCAAGAGTCAGCTGTTCTCGCTGTCCAGTATGGTCGTTATAGACTTCGACTCGGACGTGTCGAGGGTACCAATGGATGATACTACCGACCCGCATCGAACGAACATCGTATCCCTGAGTCATGTCAGGGTTAACGTTCGTATCCACGGGAACGATCGCTACCGCACCCTCCTCGAACAGAGTGAGGACAAGATCCTGGAAGAACCCTCGTCCGGTCTGGTCGATGTTGGCGCTGAGCGACATGCAATCGTCAAGATCACTATGAATGTAGCTCTTGAGATTACCGTTGTCGTCTGTCCGAACGTGTCGGATAGGAACATTCGCCACGTCGATAGCAATCTGGTTGTAGATGCTGGTGACGATCGTCTGATCCCCGACGACAGGGCGGTAGTTCACGCTCGGATTACCGAAGAACGACGCTCCGTATTCAGGAGTGAAGTCCTTCTTGTCCGGAGATCGAGTAAATGCATTCCAGGCATGGCTCAATCGATCACTAAGACCCATTTCACCTCCTTGCTCATTCGAATGCCTCCTTGTTGATCTTGTATGCCACGAAGGCATCCATCAGAGCGGCCACCGAGTCAATCTTCTCTTCCGAGCGTTTCTTCAGTAGCTTCCGGTTTCCGTTGGTATCCTCAAGCGTGACGCAGTTACCCATGGTGAATGACATGAGTTCCTGGTCGAAGATGAGAAGTCGCTCAGAGGCTAGCTTCTTCAATTCCCCGAGGGGAACTGATTCTGTCCGAGCTCCCTGAATTACCTTCTCGATACCGTACGGACCGTTCTCCTGTTCCCACCGAGTTACGAACTCCTTGGCATTGTACGGGTCGAACCCAAATGCCGAGACGTCGTACTTCTGTTCATCGATGTATTGGTCTAGATCTTCATAGACTTCCATCATATCCAGGACGGTACCCTCCATGACTCGGAGGCTTCCTTCTTGGATGAACTCGTCATACTTCTGGCGCAGAGCTCCTGGCAACTTCATGAGCGTAAGCTCAGAGATGTATGCTAGAGTCTTTACCCCAAAAGCCTGATTCCTCAGTGGAAATAGGAAGGTGAACGCACAGAAGTCATCTCCCTGGGACAAGTCGGCGCCCATAGCGCACTGCATGTTCCAGAAAGTGTTCTTCCTGTGCGGGATCGTCTCCTCGTAGGTGAAGAAGTACGTGTATCCCTCCATAGGGATCCCGAACCTCTTGGCGAGGATGTCGTTTCGAGCAGCAGGGGCTTGTTCCATACGCTCGACGTCCTGCTGATACCGATCATAAGAGACAGTGATGCCAATGTTCGGCTGGGCTTTCACCCACATAGCAGGATCTGCTACTTCCTTGATGTCGTCAAGTCTGTAGTAGAAAATTGAGATGTGAGGGGCGATGTATTCGCCCTTCAGTATTTTGAGCAACTCCATCTTCATGGTGTCGCCCACCGCATTGCGGATGGTTCCCTCAGATGAGACAGCCAGAATGACCGGATCATCGATCTTTGAGGCGCCCTGTTCAAGTGCACCGACGACGTCCTCACGGATGTCTCCGGAAAGCCACTCGTCCACCGTGCAAACCTTGGGTCGGAGACCCTGTAGCTTATCAATGGACATGGGGCGGACCTCGAGGAGGGATCCGGTGAGGAAGTTCTCCACACCCTTCTTCGTAGCAACCAGCTTCTGGCGGTTAGCCCTTGCGCCAGTTGTATTTTGAATGGATCCCTCGGTCAGGAACTTGTACAGCGGACCTCGGGCACGGGTGATAGCGGTCCGGAATGGACCCATCACCTCTTCAGCCTGCTTCATGGTCGGAGCCGTAGCGATCTGATGTGTCGTTGTAGTGTCAATTACCATGAAGTAGTTCTGGATAAGAGACATATACATCGACTTCGCTGCCCCACGAGCAACGATCAGATACTGCTTAATTGTAAGGCGCTTCTTTACTGTTTTGGTCTCGTATCGACCGCCAACTCCGTCCTCATATGGGACAAAGACCTGGCGATCCTCGAAGTAGTACCAGCCAAGGAGCTGTTCGGCCCAGAGCTTGAAGCTGTCGAGCAAGTGGAGGTCGGCTCCGTCGGACAGCGTGAGCTCATTCTCGCAGTATGCGATAAAGCCCTCTACAGCTTTGTCATCGTAGTAGTATTCCGGGTTAGCAATAAGAGCATCAATGCGATTCATCTCACATGAGATCTCTTCACATACTGGAATCTCTCCACGGACGACTGCATCTCGAAACTGCCCGTAGTATTTTGGTACTGCGGTGTTCGAGAGCATTACTTAGCTGTGCTCCCCGGGTTACGAGGATACCGCTTCTTCTTGGGCGAGGGCTTAGTCTGCTTGTACGACTTAGGCTTCTCAATCTGTTTTGGTGTAGACGCCTTAGGTAGCTTCTTGTGATCGGGGCCGCCAGTAGACTTGTATGTCTTACGCGTCTCTTCGGCGACAACCGACGCGGCTTCGGCTGCTTCTTGTGCCTTCTCGGCAGCTTTCTTCAACGTCTCGGCTGCGGACTTATCGGTCTTGCCGGGATCGAAAGATTTATCAAAGGCCGTCTTCATTGCCTTGGTGGCTGCATAGGTTCCAGCCTTGGTTAAAGAGTTCTCGAGGATCGATCGAGTGACTTCACGACCTCTAACCAGGTGGCGATCGGCCTTGAGCTCCCGATAGCGTTTCTCTTGCTCCAACCGCTTAATTCGAGACTGGAGTTCGGAGTCGCTGATCTTCTTGTATCCGCGATTTGCGAACTTCTTTCGAGCCTTTGCTTCCTTCTTTGCCTGGATCTTTCCGGCGACCTTTGCGTCATGAGCTTTCTTCGCCTTCTGAACCTTAGCCGCTCCAGTTCGGGCGGTCTTGATAGTCGTCTTGGTGGCGTTGGCGGTGAATCGCCCACTCTTCTGGATAGCCTTGATGGTGGCCTTCCGACCAGCGCTAGCCTTCTTGCGGATGACGCCCCATTTCTGGCCTTTTACGCCGTGGTGAATGAGGTCTTCTACCTCTGCTTCCCCTCGGTCTGATAGATCAGTCGCCATGCTGCCTCCTCGATCAGCTTCTGATAGGCTGAAACCAAGAAGGAGTTCCCCGGTGGGTCGAAGAACAGCTTAACCTTCATGGCGATGTAAGACTTGATAGCTGCCTCATCGTCAATGGAATCAAAGACAGTCCAAGCAGTATCTTTCTCAATCGGGGTGTCGCATTTTGGCCCCAATTGTGCGAGATCCATCCGCGTAGTGTTGATGTGCATCAAGATCTGGTCATCGAAGACATCATAACCCGGCATGATGCCGATTGCCTTCTTTGTATCTTCAAGAATGGTTCCCATCAACAACTCGTGGTGTCAACCTCGATCGGTCTCCGAAGTGTATCGCGTTGTGGGTATTCTTGGTTGTCGTGATGAGAAACTCTGGCTCGAGGATGTCTGGATTGAATTCCTCGAGATCTCTGGGCTGAATCGGATTCATGTGATGGATTAGCGGCATGTATCTGATGTCAAGACCCTCGATCCCGAGGTCGCAGGCCTCATCTCGAGCCAGAACAAAGTTCCTGACCTTCTTCCACTCCGTTGAGGTGTAGAATCGCTGGTTCAGGTAACGATCGAAGCCAAACGTGGCTGTACCGACTTGCCCGGTGAGAGCCAGGTAGTCAAACCGCTCCTCAAAGGTCTCGAGGCGCGCCAGTTCAGTATACGTCCGTAACATCTCCCGCTCCAGAGTAAGTACGGAAGGCTTCGATGGCTTCTTTGGCAATCTTCTCGGCTTGCTCAGCGCTGACAAGCGCCGTCTTCTTTGCCTCGAGGAGTGCTGTTTCATTCCTCAGCTTCTCTACCTCGAGCTGTTCTCTTGTGGAGGCAAGCTTGAGGTAGTGATTCACCGTGGTTGCCGGTGCTGTACCCTCTCGAAGCTGCTTCTCGGCAAGCTCAAGCGCCAGGTTAATCATTTGCGCTTCGCGTTGCTCAACAGTTCGAGCTGGTTTAGATGGGGTTGCGGCCCTTTTACCCATAGTTGCTCCTTAGATAGAGGGCGTTTGGGGCCAATTGGGGGTTAGATTCTAGGGCCCGTTGTGAGCGAGACCAGCGGGAAGAAAGGAGCACACGAGAAACTTCCCGTGGGCCCTAGAACCTAATCCCCAATTGGCTTTCCAAATATCCCTCCGGGGAAAATATGGAG